ACGTGCCGCGGACGTTGTCCTCGCTGTCGAAGTAGCGGTCGATCAGGAAGTCGTCGAGGTAGATGCCGACGGTGTCCGTGACGAAGAGCGTCCCGACGTAGGGCGTGATGTCCTGGACGAAGGGGGTGGGCACGGCGAGGTTCCAGTTGCCGCGGCCGAGGTCGAGCGCCTGGAAGGCCACCGATAGATAGGCCCGGCCCGGCGGGCTGCCGTCGAGGAAGAGGTCGGCGCTCGCGGCGTCGTCGAGGAAGAAGCCAGAGCCCGCTTCCTGGCTCCAGTAGAACTCGACGACCTCGCCGGTGCGCCCGATCCGCGGGTCGGCGCGGCGCACGAACAGCACGTCCTCCTCGACGTCGCCGCGCTTCAGCGTGGCGTACTCGATCGGCCCGTCGCCGGGGAGGAAGAAGGTCGGCTCGTCCGCCCCCTCCTCGCCAAGAAAGAGGCCGGCGCAGTCGAGGTCGTCGCCCGCGCCTGCGAAGCCGAGGATGCCGACCTCGATGTCGGGCTGGCGCAGCGAGTAGAGGCGCAGCTCCGGCAACGTGGCGAGCCAGGTCTGCCAGAGCGCATCGTCCTCGTCGCCGCCGAGGAAGAAGGCCTGCGGCGGCCGCACGACGCCGAGGATGCGGCCGCCCGTCAGGTTCACGTGCCGCCGGATGCCGCCGAGGGTGCCCTTGAAGCGGTGCAGGTCGTGGAACTGGTCGACGACGGCGCGCTTCTGGCCGTCGATCCAGTCGTCGCGCCAGATGTCGGTCGACCGCCCCCAGGCGACGAACGGCAGCGCCGACATCGGCGTGCGCTCCGCGTCGACGAGGTCGGCGATCGGCACCGGCAGATCGATCGCGGCGGCCGCCGCCTCGTCGATCGCCCGCTGCAGCGGCGTCGCGTTGGAAGGGACGAGCACCGTCACGTGTCGCGCCCCACGACGGTGACGGTGATCGGCGACATCACGGCCACCTGGTCGGCGCCGACGACGACGTCGGCCGCCGGCGAGACGAGATTGACCCGCTGCACCCCGTCGACATGGAGAGCCGCGAAGAGCGCCGAGCGCCGGAGATCGCGGCGCAGGTAGCCGTTCGCCTCCCGGAGAGCCGCGACGCGCGCGGCCGCCTCGGACCGAACGAGCTCACCGTCGGGACCCGGATAGAGCGTGAGCTCCGCCACGATCGGGACGGCGATCGGCGCCACCGCCTGGACGAGCACGACGTCGGTGAGCGGGCGCACGTCGTCCTCGTCGAGGACGCGGCGGACGGCCGCGATCTGCGGCGTAGTCGGCACCGGGTCGGTGAGCGGCCCGAGCAGCGTCACCACCACCTGGCCCGGAACCGGCGACACCGCCGAGGCGTCGCGCAGGGCGGGGACTGCCGTCAGGGCGTGGTAGACATAGGCACCCTCGGGCCCGGCACAGCTGAAGGCCTCCATTGCGAGCTGCACGCGCCGGCGCAGACGATCGTCGCCCTCCATCACAGCGGCCGCCGATTCGGTCGCCGCCGTCACGACCAGGCGCTGCACACCGAAGTTCGCCGCGTGCTGGTCGAGATCTGCGCCACTAGCGAAGGCGAGCATCGTCGCCCGAGCGGCGTCGTTGATGCGACCGCGCAGCAGGAGCACGAGGTAGGAGACCGACTGGAAGGCCACCGCCAGCAGCGGATCGCTCTCGAGATCCGCGACGTCGATCGCAGGCAACTCCGGCCGCTGCACGCGCAGCGCATCCCAACGGGTGGTGAAGTCGGCGACGAGCGCGGCACGGATCGCCTCGAAGGACAGCGCCTCGACGACGTTCGGCGGCGGCAGCCGCGAAAGATCGAGCGGCAGGCCGGTCATGAGGCGACCCCGACGACGACGTAGCCGTTGTCGTTGACGGCCACCGGCAGGCGGGTCGTCGCCGGCTCCGACAGGGTGAAGTCGCCGAGGTGGCCACGCGGGTAGTAGATGCCGGTCAGGACGAACGCGTAGACGCCGTCCGGCCCGGCGCGCGTGAGCTCGACCGTCTGGAGCCGGAAGCCCGGCTCCCACTTCGCCAGGGCATCAGCCACGGCGGCGTAGACCTCGAGGAGCGTCCGCCGGTTGCCCGGCGCGTCCTGCAGCTCCTTCAGCCGCGAGCCGAAGGTCCGGCGCATGACGCGGGTGGCGAGCCGCGTCGTCAGGATGACGCCGATCGACTGCACGACATGCGGCCACCCGGACAGGAGCTGTCCGGTCGCCGCGTTCATGCCGTGCCGCGCCATCCCGAGCCGCCTCAGCCGGCCGCGCCGGCGCCGCCGGCCGGATCGCTCTTGGTCTTCGCCGCCTTCTTCGACGGCGCTTCGAAGGGCTCGACGAAGCCCTGCAGAAGCTCGTAGCGGGCCTGCGGCTCCGTCAGCTCGAGCACGTCCCCCGGCGCCACGCGCCGGCCGGCAACCTCGATCGGTGCGGTCTCGGTGACCTGGTATTTCTTCTTCTCCGGCATGGTCGCTCCTCATTCCGCCAGCGGTGGACCGGACAGGTCACCGCCGCGTTCAACCTCGGTGTGGACGTGCTGGAAGCCGATCGAGACGTCGTTGTGCTTTACGTCGTCGCCCTCGAAAGAGGCGCCGTCGGCCGAGAAGGTGTGAGTGGTGCCGCCGGCGACAATCTTCAGCACGCCGCCGCCGAGCTCGATGCGGTCGCTGCCCGCCTGGATGACGTGGACGCCGGGCCGGTCGTCGGGCGCCGGGTTCGGCTGCGAATAGACGCCACGGACGGCGTATGACTGCTCGCCGATTTCTCCGCCGGGGGAGATCAGCACCATCGGCTCGCCCACCTTCGGCGGCGACCAGGTCGTGATGCCGCCCCCGCCGCCGGCCTGTTCCTGCCAGCGCACCTTCGGCGACAGGACGGGGCCGCCAGCGGCGCCCTCGTCGGCGATGCGGATGCGCACACGGTCGCCCTCGATGCTCTCGACGACGCCCTGGATGTGCGACGACTTCAGCCGCCGCTCGAGGTCGTCGGTCGTCTTGCGAAGGATGCGGATCTCGCGGGCGAGGAGGCTCACGGGTATACCTCCGGCGCGATCTCCGGCTCGTCGCCGTCGCCGATGATCAGCGTGTCGGGTGCCGGCGGGTCGGCCTCGAAGGTGCCGGTACCGATCTGGTGCAGCGCCTGGCGCCACTGCACCGAGATCAGTGACAGCCCCTTGGCGTCGGCTCCCGTCGAGGTCAGCGGCTGGATGCGGACCTCCGTCGGAGCCCCGATGCCCCCGGCGACGCCCCAGCGCTGGTGCTGCTCGCAAGCGAGGACGGCGATCGCTTCGGCGATCGTCCATGCCCGCTCGTCACGTTTCGCCTCCGCGCCCTCGGTGACGATGAACGCGGCCACCTGGCACATCACCTGGACATTGCCGTCGGTGACGCGGTTGACCGGCGCGGCCAGAACACCGATCCGCACGTAGGGAGCGCCCTTCACCAGGCGCAGAATGTCGTCGAGGGCGAAGCTGCCGAGCTGCCAGTCGACGGACTTCACACCGTCCACGGCCGCGACCGTGGCGACGATCCCCTTCACGAAGGTGATCACGCGGCTCACGGGGCGCCTCCGGCGTCGGGTCCGAGGGCAGCCTGCAGGAAATCCATGGCGGCCATCTGCAGCTCGACTTGGTTGTCGGCCGAGACGCCGAGATAGGGCCGCGCCGGGATCGTCACCTGGCTGACGACGGCGAACTCCACGAAGCCGCCGGAGACGAACCAGAACTTCAGGGCCTTGCCGTTCTTCGGCTTGATGATGCCGCCGGTCTGGTGGATGAGGGCATAGACGAGCCCGGAGCCAACGATCGCCCGCTCGTCGTTCTCGACGAGATAGTCGATCGACGCCGTCAGCCGGCCTTTGTCGAAGAGGATGGGGGTGCCGGCACGGTTGGGCTTCCAGGGCGTTCCGTCGGGAGCCGTCTTCTCGTCGCGCAGCCGGCGCCGCGTCTGCTCCTGGACGAGGCGGCCGAGACCGTCGAGCATCTCGTGCTTCTGGAACGCCGACAGCGACACCAGCGCCGGCGTGGCGGTGTTCTGCAGGACGTCGACGGTGATCTCGGTGCCGGCCATCACCAGCCCCGCCGCTCGCGGGAGAAGAACTCGGCCGAGGCCGGCGGCGGCGTGCCGTCGCCGGCAGCCGGCTCGGCGAGCCCCAGGCCCGCCTTGCCGTCGGCGATGTCGCGCAGCGTCTTGCGGGCGTTCTCGTAGCGCTTGGAGATCTCGTCGGAGAGCCGGTCGTGGGTGTTCGCCATCCGGTAGACGGCGATGTCGACGGCGATCGCCGTCAGGTGCTCGGGGACGGCCGCGAGCGGGAGCCGGTAGCGGCGGCCGAGGTAGCCGTCGATCTCCGCGCCCGCCTCTGCGCAGGCCCGCGCGATCACCGCATCCTCCGCTGCGCCGACGACCTCCGGCGCAGCATCCTCCGGCAGCCCGAGGTCGGGCAGCACGCGCTGCACGAACGGGGCACCGTAGATGGTCTGGATGTCGGTGCGTGTGCAGTAGCTCACGGCTCACCTGGTGGTGTGGATGGTCAGTCCCCGGCCGGCGGCGGACGGCGAGACGCGGCTCCGGCCGGGGACGTTCGCACCGCGGCGAACCGCGGCTCGAAGGGATCAGCGTGGTCGGACGACGCGCAGCTCGCGCACGACGGTCAGCTCGGGATCGGCCTCGATCGCCTCGACCTCGTCCGGGCGAAGCCAGGCGAGCGGAATGACCTCAGGCTCCGGGCCGAAGCGGACGCCGCATCGCCGGCGGCCACGCTCGGGACCGGTGACGACGAGGCACTCCTGTTCGGTGCCGGGATCGGGAGCGGTCCCCGCCGCAGCCCCGTCGCCCTTGCCGGCTTCACCACCGGGTTCCCGCCCGGTGGCCGCGGCGTCCCCGACGGGATCGCTGCCGGCCGTGCTCTCGGCGCGTTCGGCCCCGGCCGTCACTTCCGCGATAGCGGTCGCGTCGGCCGGCACCGGCGGGGCGCCATCGGTATTCTTGGATTTCGTGCGGGCCTTCCCGGCCGCGGGTGCCTTTGCCATCGCCGTCGCCTTCCTCGCGTCTTGCCGATGGCCCCGGCGATGAGCCGCCGGGGCCAGAAGGAAGACGCGCCTCAGGCGAGCCAGGGCACGACGACGAGCTTGGCCGTGCCCTTGTAGACGTTGGTCGCGCCGGCGGCGTCGCGCTCGGCATTCAGGAGCTCGAGGGCCTCCTCCTCGAGCGACGGCGGCACGACCAGCGTGCGCGGCATCAGGCCGAGCGGGCGGCCGTAGTCACCCTTCATGTTCATCAGCGCGGTGCGGGCTTCCTTGTAGTTCGCCTTGTCGAGGGGCTGCTTCGAGCCCCAGGCGAACTGCCAGAAGCCGTAGCCGACGTTGTGGCGGGCATCGACGCCGTAGACGAACTCCTTCTTGTGGAAGACGTTCTCATCGTCGGGGCTGTCCTTCGCCACGAAGGTGAAGTCCTTGCGCTTCTGGAAAATGATCGGCTTCAGCGCACGGCTGTCGTCGATCAGATACCAGGACGCGCCGGAGCCGCCGTCGGTGTTCGCCACCGAGACCTCGACGCCGGCCTCGTTCAGCACGGGATGGTCGGTGTCGAAGAAGAACTGCCCGTCATAGCACTTGGTCGAGAAGCCGCCCTTCAGCGCCCCCCAGATCAGCTGCTCGCGGTGCGAGGCGGTCGACGAGCCCATCTCGGTGAACAGCGGCGCGTAGACGCCGATGTTGTCGTCCTCGATGTCGTCGCGGTCGACGCCGATCGTCAGCTCCCAGGGCTCGTTCTTGATGGCGTAGCCGTGGTTCGAGATGTTGTTGACGACGCGGTCGCCGATCCACTTCCGCACGTTCGGAAGCTTGCCGAGCCAGCCGTATTCGTTCTCGCGCGTCGAGGACGGCACCTCGGTGGTGACGACGCCGGCCTGCGGCGCGGCCATGCCGAGGCCGCTCTGGAAGTTGGCCTTGAAGCCGATGTAGAGCGAGCGAAGGTTCGCCGAATTGATCTGCATGGGGTGGACCTCAGACGAACTCGACCCAGACGCCGGCGGCGTCCACGTCGAAGACCTTGCCGGCCTTGCTGCGGGTGGAGCTGCCGTTCGTCTTGGCGACCGTCTGGTCGTCGACGATCCAGCAATCGGAGCCGATGTCGGCAGCGGCGATGGCGTCGCCCGACGCGGAGTTGCCGAACAGGAACACGCCGCGCTTCGTGCGGACGCGCTCGCCGATCTCGGCGGTGTTCTGCGCCACGCCGATGCAGACGTGGCCGGTGGCGGTGACGCCGGCGACGGCGGCGCCGGCGTTCAGGCAGACCATGCCGCCCTGCCAGCACTTCGTGCTGGCGACGGGCTCGCGGAAATCGCCCTCGCGGCGCTTGGTATTGCGAGGGCCGGTCAAGGCAGCCATGCGGTGCTACTCCGGTTGTCCAGGGGTCGGGCGGGTTCAGGCGGCGGCGCGTGCCTTGATGAAGTCCGGCTCGCTGAGGCCGAGGCTGGCGGCGATCGCCTTCTCCTCGACGGTGAGCGGGGCGGCGTTGTCCTTCGGCGGCGGCGTGCTGGTCTTGGACGGGTCGGCGATCGCCAGCGCCGGCAGCGAGCCGAGCAGCGTCTCGACCGCCGCGTAGTCCTTGCGGGCGAGCGCCAGGTAGTGGTCACGCGAGGCCGGGGCGACCTTGGCCGCGGCGATCGCCGCCTCGACCAGCGCCGTCGCCTTCGCCTCGACGGCGGCAGTGTCGCGCTCGGCGAGCTTCTGCTCGGCGGCGGTCGCGCGCGTCAGGGCGGCGTCGAGGTCGGCCTTCGGCACGAACTTCGTCGGATCGGCCGCCGCCTGGGCGGACGAGAGGTCGCCGGTCAGCTTCGTGGCGGCTGCGGTCGCCTGCTCGAGCGTGGCCGTCTCGGGCAGGCCGAGGGCGGCGAGGAGCGCCTTGTCCATGTCGGTTTCTTCCTGTTGCTGGGAGGCGAGCGCCGGCATGTCGATCGCCGGGCGGTTGACCAGGCCGGCGCCCTCGATGAGGGCGACGCGGCCCGACTTGTCGTGACGGAAGCTCGGCGAGAGGTACCGGTAGGAGCGGCTGGCGATCGAGGCGCGGCCGTTCTCGGTCCAGGCGACGCGGCCGTAGATGGCGCCGTCGCGGACCTCGAAGTCCTCGATCCACCCGGCCGCGGGGGCGGGCTCGCCCTTCGGCGCCTTGTGGTCGGCCGCGTGTTCCCAGTCGATCGGCAGGTGCAGTGAGCGCGCCCGGGTCCTGGTCGCGGCCACCACGGCGGCCGCGTCCTCGATCCGCCAGCGCCGGCCGTCGTTCGCGACGATGTCCGGCCCGGCCGGAAACAGCATCACCCAATCGGGCGCACCCCCTTGCGGGGGGGTGGCGACCTCGGTCAGGATGCTCGAAGCGGCGCGGGCGTGCTGCATGGGCCCAACATCGAGCCCCGCCCCGCGATCGTCGCCGGGGACGCGCGTCCCCGACGACCGCATCCGCCTCTGCCAGCCGTCAGGCGCAGATGCCGGCGAGCCTTCCGAAGAAACAGCCGCGTCGAAGCACTTTTCGAATGCCCACGTTCGCGAGCAGGGGTCGCCCCGGGGTACCGGGCCTGGAGGCGCGAACGCGCATCAGCGGGCTTCTGTGTGGCTCGGCTGGAAAGCACGGGCGGGAAGGTCTATATGAATGTCTGGCGGCCGAGCCATGGGAAGCCGTAACGGTGCTTCGGCACCGGACCGCGCGGGGGAGTCTCGCCCCCCCGGCCGCCAAAAACCCTTCCTCAGAGATCCTCGTCGCCCTGCCGCTGCGCGTCGCGGTAGTCGCGCAGGGTCGGCCCGCGTTTAGTGCGCTTCAGCGCCTTCGCCTCGTCGGTTCGAAACAGGCTCTGCAGCCACCACTCGGTGCCCGCGGTCGTCAGCTTGATGATGGCGCGCCAGAGCCGGCCTCGCAGGTCGGGCCCGGTCAGTGCGACGTGCATGCCCTCGCCGAACTCGCGCTCGATCGTGAAGGTCCCGGTCTCCACAAGCGACTGCACCACCCCGTAGTCTTCCGCCTTCAGTTCCGGGTGTCCCTGGCTGCGCTCCGGCGCCTCGCCGCGCTGCTTCGCTGCCGTGTCGCCGCTGAACCAGACGGTCGACGGTTTGTCCTTACCCGGGGTCCCTTCGGGAAGTGCTCCCTGTGGCATCACGGCGACCGGGATCGCGATCCCGTCCTCCTTGCGGCCTCGATCGACTATCCAATGGAAGTAGTCGGAGCCGGTCAGGTCTTCCACGGCGATGCGCCGCTGCGTCGGCGTCATCCCTTCGAGCTTCTCCGCGAGCAGCCGGCGGAGGTTGCGGTCGCGGGTGGCGCCGGGGTTGGTGCCCCAGCCCGGATCGATGCCGGCCGGCACCATGACCGTCTCTCCCGTCCGACGGTTCGTCCAGGGCTTGAGGTTCAGCGGCGGCGCGGGCTTCGCGGCGTCGTAGCCGAGCTGCGTCGCCCGGTAGCGCGAGATCTGCTCGACCGGGCACTGGCAGCCCCAGCCGTTCGGCGGGTAGTGCGTGAGCCACCAGGGATGGTCGACGGGGAGGATCGTGCCGACCCACGCCTCGTGTTCTTCGCGCGGTTCCTTGGCGCTCGTCCGCCCATAGCGCAGGAACGGCAGTGTCCGCTTGGTGCGCTGCGTTCGCTCCCATTCCCCGGCGGCCCGCGCAGTCTGGATGTTCGCCCAGTAGATCGTCTTCAACCGGCGGGGCGAGCCGAGCTGCACCTCCACGATTTCGCCGGTCAGCGGATCGACCTGCTCGGCGATCCCCCACCAGCCCTTCCGTTGCAGCGTCGGGATGATGGCCCGCTGAAACTCCTCGAACGACTGCTGCTTGGTGATCGCCTCGTCGAGCGCCTGGCGCATGTCGTCCAGGATGTCGTAGCCGGCCGACTTGGCCACCGTGAAGGCGAAGGCGTGCTCCTCGGCCCAGAGGTCCCGCCAGTCGAAGGTCGGCCGCTGTTCCTTGGAGCGGAAGTAGCGCTGGATCTCCCGGGGCGCCTCGGCGAAACGGCCAGCGGGCCCGAGCTCGTCGTCAGCCATTCCCCGTCTCGCCGGCATCCCGCGCGATCAGCTGCATCGAGGCCAGGGTCCGGGCCAGCTGGTCGACCGGCAACGTCGCGGCGAGGGCGTCGAGACGGTCGCGCAGGTCCTCGTAGGAGGTCGCGGCCCGGAACGCCTTCTCGAGGGCGGCCCGGACAGGATCGAGAACCGGCTGCCACTCATCGAGGGCAGCGTCGACGAGGCGGTCGAGGGGTGCGGGCGAAAGCTCTGCCGCCGCGATGGCGTGCCGCTGGCCGCAGCCCGGGCAGACGGGACGAAGCGAACGCGCGACGGCACCCGAAGACGGGCTTCGCGGCGGCTTCGAAGCGTCCTCGACGGGCTCCGCCGCCGGCGGCGGCGAAGGCGCGGTCAGCACCTCCTCCTTCGGGTCGGGGTCCGGCCACCCGAACCGGTCGCGCACCTCGGAGACCGCAACGCGCATGCCGAGCGGCACGAGCTTCACCAGGTTGTCGGCGAGCTCGTTGAGGTCCTCGGGCTCCTCGATCGGGAAAGTCACCCGCGGATAGGCAACCTGGGGCCCGAAGTTGAACTGGACGAACGGCACGACGAGCTGGGCGCTCACCGTGCGGCCGAGCTGGCGGGAGTCCATCTTCGCGAGGTCCATGCGCACGCCGTCGTGCACCTTCGCCTGGGCGAGGCTCGCCCCGTCCTCGCTCGACATCGTCTGGCCGAGGATGCCCTTCGAGACCTCCTTGTTCAGGAAGTCGGCCAGCGATCCGAACACCGGCTCACCGGTCGAGCCGGCCTCGACGAACTCCAGCATCATGCGGTCGGGGATGATCACACCGGCATCGGCGGCGATGTCGCGAACGGCGCGCAAAAGCACCCGCTTGTCGTCCTCGCTCGCCCCGTCGTGATACTTGCCGACGCGCAGCGGCAGCCCGTAGATCTCGGCGAATTGCGCCCAGTCCTTGAGGGTGTAGCTCTTGAGCAGGAAGCACCAGGACGCCAGGCGCGCCAGGCCGCCGCGGATCGGGATGCCGCTCTTCAGCTTCGGCACGTGTACGACGAACTTGCCTGGGGCGAGGTCGACACCGTCCGGAGAGCCGACGTCCTTCAGCCGCAGCGTCGTGCGGTCGACCCGGTCGAACTGGAACCAGCGTGGGTCGCGAAACTTGTAGGCGACCGGCTCCCACGGCGTCGCCTTCGTGTTCCAGATCACCTCGCAGACGGCGTAGCCCTTGCCGAGGGCATCGACCAGGTCCTCGACGAGCTCGCCGAACTGCGGGCGCCCGACCATCTCGCGCACCGCATCGGCGATCTTCTGGTCGGCCGCGTCGTCGCTCGCCGCCTCGACCTGCGGCTCGATGCCGAGCAGCGCCCCCTTCCGGGTCCCGAGCTGCGAACGGTAGTGGAGGTCGCGCTCCTCCATCTCCTCGGCGAGCGCCAGATAGGCGTCCGGGTCGCCGTCGTCGGCGGCGCGCAGGAGCTGCCCGAGCTTCGCCGGCGTCAGGCCCGAGGCGACCACATCGGAATAGTGGTTGCGGATGCCGGTCGTCGTCGGGCCGGAGATCTCGCGGGCGAGGTCGGCCTTCTTCGCGGCAGGGTACGACCCGCTGGGGATCGGCCGGCCGTCCGGATAGATGAGCCCGGTCATGTCACCTCACCACAGTCCGTCGCGGCGGCCCGGCTCGGGTCCGCTGCGGTGGGTGCCGCGTTCGCGCCCCCAGAAGTCTTGCGCGTCATCGCCGCCGAGCTCGTGCACGGCCATGTAGCCGTAGGCCGGCGGATCGCTCGCCGCGTGGATTGCCAGGAACAGCGCCCAGGTGCGGTCGGCATGGTCGTCGTCACGCTCGGCGACGAAGCGCGGCGCCCCGGTCGCCGACGCCACCTTGCGGAGCTTGTGGAGGTCCGCGCGCAGCTTCTGGTCACCCTCGGGGATGCGCACGCGCCGGTCCTCGAAGGCTTCCTTCCCCGCCGTCGCCATGATCAGCTTCGACGGCCCGGTGAACAGCTCGCCCTCGACCCGGCTGCCGTGGCGGCGCTGCGCGTCCTCCACCACCTTCTCGCCCATGCCGGTCTGGTCGATACACGCCCGCGCCACCCGGTAGCGCTTCATCACGTCGTCGAACGCCTCGTCCATCTCGGCGAAGGTCTTGCGCTTCTGCTCGACCCGCTCGCGCTCGACCAGGACATCGCCGACCTGCTCGAGCACGGTGATGACGTGCAGGTCCTGGCGCCGGCCGATGTCGCGGCCGACGAAGCACGGCCCGCCGCGGTAGCCGGCCGGGTCACCGGCGTCGGGGCTCTCGCAGGAGGTGATCAGGTCGTAGGAGAGCCAGGCAGACGCCTCGTCGAGCCACTGCAGCTCATATTCCTGCGACCAGGCGTCCTCGTCGGCGAGGCCGGCGCGCAGCTCCTCGATGTCGCGCGGCAGCCCGTCGGCCACCGCCCGGTAGATATCGACGACGTGGCGCGACCAGGTGTCGTCCTCGGCCGTCATCAGCTCGTAGAACTTGTTGCCCTTGCCGTTCGGGGTCGAGGTGACGCGGAGCTTCCATCCGGCCGAGATCACCGGGAACAGCGCCTTCCAGATCGCCCGGCTGTCCTGGTGGAAGGCGAACTCGTCGAGGAACACGTTCGACGAGAAGCCGCGCGCAGTGTCCGGGTTCGCCGGTAGCGCCGTGATGCGGGAGCCGCCGGGGAACACCACCTCGAGCGCTTTCACCGTGCCGTTGTCGCCGGCGAAGTCGAAGTCGGCGACCTCGAAGCCGAGGCGGTAGGCAGCCGCGTGGCGCTTGACGCCTTCCTCCATCGCCTCGCGGGCCTGGCGCTCGCCGCGCGACAGGATCACCCAGCGATCGCGCTTGCCGCTCGCCGCCGCCTCGAAGCAGGCGTCGACGCATTCGAGCGTGGTGGTGAAGGTCTTGCCGGTCTGGCGGGCGAACATGCCGATCTTGAACCGCGACCGGTCGAGGAACCAGTCGCGCTGGTAGGCGTGCAGCGGAACGGCGGGGCCGCTCACTGGTCGAAGATCCCGTAGATGTCCTCGCGCACCTTGCGCAGCACCTCCGCGCCGGTCATCGCCTCGATCTTCGTCACCATGTCGTCGACGACCTTGTCGACGGCCTTCTTGGTCTCCTTGGCGAACTCCTTCCGCATGAGCAGGATGCGGGTGTCGTCTGCCTTCGCCGCGCCGGCGAGCGACTGCAGCGAGCGCGACACGAACAGCACCTGCTCGGGGTCGAGTGCGACGCCACCCTCCTGCACGGCCGAGCTGATCAGCTTCATGACGACGCCGTGCATCATCTCGATGTTGAGGCGGGCCAGCCGGTTGTCGGGCTGCTCGCCGAAGTTCGCGACCAGCGCCTCGGCGACGGCGCGCGACTGGCGCATGTGCTCGCCGATCTCGTCGATCTTCTGGATGTGCCGCCCCAGCGCCGAGCGCGAGACGTCCACCTCGAGCAGCTGCAGATGGGCGAGGATCTCGTCGATGGTGCGGCCCTGTTCGCGCAGGCGGCCGATGCCATCGCGAATGGCCGGGTCGAGGCGGTCGATGGTCGAGGGGCGAGCCATGGCGCGCCCCTCAGTCGGCGAGGAAGGAGGGACGCTTCACACCGTCGACGGCGATCGCCCCGGTCGCGACGTCCTGGCCCCGGCGCTTCAGCGTCGCCACTGCCACCTTGTCCTGGAACCACTCGAGCGAGACGAGGCCGCGCTCGTCGAGCCAGCGCAGATCCGCCCGCACCGCGTCGCGCGTCAGGCCGAGCCGATGGCCGAGTGCGCGCAGCGCCGTCTCCAGGACGCTCTCGTTCGCCGCACCGTGCATCTCGTTCAGGAGCCGGAGGATGGCGAGGCGCCGATCGGCGTCGAGGTGATCCTGGTAGCTCATGAGTTTCGACGCTCGTTCAGGAGGTAGCTCTCGACGCGCGACGTTCCCTGCTGCACCTGCTTCAGGATCTCGGCCTGCGTCTTCGACGTGCCTTCGATTTGCGCCAGCGACACCTCGAGCCGGTGCACCTGTTCCTTCGTCGGCAGGTGCACGAGCTCGGTCTCGAGCTTCTCGACGCGCCGGCCGGTTTCCTCGATCCGCGTTGTCAGCTCGTCGATCTCCGACCGGGCCGCCTTCGAGCGGGCGGAGATGATCGTGTAGCCAAGCGCGATGACGGAGATCGCCGGCCCGACGAGGTAGGGCAGATGTTCCACTGTCAGCCGCGCTCCGTCCCGGTCGCCAGCGGTGCCATCTCGGCCAGGCGGGCGTTGACGATCTCCCGCACCGCCTTGAGGTCGGCCGGGTTCTGGCCGAGGCGCTGCAGCGTCTGTCGGCCGTAGCGGGTGGTGTAGGCGGCCGCCTCCTCGACCAGGGTTGAGCGGGCGGCCATCGTCAGCTTGCCGTCGAGGCGGCTGTTCGCCTGCTGGGCGGCCAGCATCAAGCCGCGCTGGATGATCTCCTGCAGGCGCTGCCGCCGCGCCTCCTCGATCGTCAGGCCGAGCATGCCGGCAACGCGCACGAACAGCCCGGCGAGCGCCAGCGCGATCGGCGAGCCGAGAACCAGGAAGCCGATCTCGATCCACGGCCCGATGAGCGAGCCGATCGAAACGGCGGTGTCGGGCTCGGCTGCCAGGGCAGCGTCCTGAAAGACGACACCGGGAAGGATGAGCGCCAGCATGGCGATTCCGCCGATGCGCCAGTAGCGCCGGAAGACGCGGTTGGCGGACCAGATCAGCCCCAGTCCGACCCCGACGAGGACCATCACCACGGCGGCATGGACGACGGCGGCGAGCAGCCGTTCCTCGACGAACACCATCATCGGGGGCGGGAACGCGTCGTCGAACGGCGCCGGCAGCGGCGCGGGAGCCGAGGCGGCAAACTGGCTGAGGGCGAGCATCGCCATGCCAAAGGCGACGAGCACAACGAAACCGCGACGCATCATGGGGGCTCCCTTCAGTCGAGATCGAGATAGGCGCCGTGCACCCAGCCCTCGCCGAGGCCGGCGGCATCGACGAGGAACCAGTGCTCCATTGCGCCTCGGGTTTCGAAAACCCCCTTGCGGACGACTGCGACCCGGGTCGCGGCCGGAAGGACGCGAAGGATGTTGTCGTTGAGGCTGGGCCAGCGGCGCTGGTTGACACCGACTGTCGTGATGGCGTTCGTCCCGTCGGCGTTGGTCATCGCCTTGCTGTCGCCTAACGCCACCTCGCGCAAGGCGGCGAGCGGGAACTGAGGACCGGTGTCCACCTTCCGGCCGGGCGAGACTTCCCAATGGGGTGCCAGCCAGGCGATCGCCGGATAGGCGGCCCGCAGGGCGCGGACGATCGCCGTCACGGCGGTGAGCTGCCTCTCGGTGTAGAGCAGCCAGCCGCCCTCGCCATGAACCGTCGAATTGAACCACTCGACGACATGGTCGTCGTTCTTGGGGATGCCGGCCCCGAAGGAAGTCCGCCAGCCGCCATGATCGGCGGTCCGCACCAGCTTCCCCGGATTGACGATCTCGATGCCGACCGAGAAGCCGTTGCAGTTCGGTCGGCCGCGCCAAGCCGAGACGCCGGCGTGCCAGGCGACGACGTTGAACGGCACGAGCTGGGTGACGCGGCCGTCGCGGTGCACGACCAGGTGGGCGGACGCCTTCGCCGCCTTGTTGCACAGCCAGTCGACCGAGCCGGTACCGGCGAGGTCACCGGCGGTGTCGTGGACGATGATGCCTTCCGGCGCGAGTGTCCCGCCGCGGTTCGGCGAAGCGCGGTAGGCGACGGCGGCGCCGTCGACGGTGAGGCGGTGCGCTTTGACGGCGACGGTGGACATCGGCGATCCCCGGTTGCAGGATCGACCGTCGCATGCGTCGGCCGGAGGCTTCGCCGGGGACACGGGTCCCCCGCAGCGTGAGAGGCAGCTACCGATGCTTGCGCTTGACGTCGTCGCCGCGTCCGAGGTTGCTCAGGCACCGCCTGACTATGTCTTCCCCTACCTCGAACTGGCCGCCAATCTTTTGTCGGCACTGTCGTGGCCTGCGGCACTCATCCTCGTAGTCCTGATTTTCCGCAGCGAAGTTGCGGGCCTGCTGGGTCGTCTGACGGTGGTGAGCGGACCAGCGGGCCTTTCAGCGAGTTTCGACAGTTGGAAAAGGAACGAGCCGTCACTGAGCTCTCGGAAGGACGGCGAACGGAAGAGCCACCGATCCCCCCGGAATACCTTTTTATTGCAAGAACATCTCCGCGGAAGGCAATCCTGCTGGGCTTCAACTTCGTAACGGATGCCATTTTGAAGAAGGCGTCTCAGAGCACCCAGCACCGACCGCTAGCGCCCGACTACGCTATCTGGCACTTCGCCGTGGATGACGCAGCAGCTCCCCTTTACTCGCTCTACAGCGCACTCCAGGAGGCCTCGGAGGCGGTTTGGAAGTACCCCGACGAGCCGGTGACAGAGGAACATGCGGTGCGGTACTGGCGAGGCGTACAGGCATTCGTCGGGTTGTTGGAAAAAGCAAAATGGCTCGGCCCGACCCACTAGAACAGCCGGCCCTGCCGCCCGTCGTCGTCGTCGCGCAGCCGCCGCCGGTTCCGCACCACCGTCCTGCGGGTGATGCCGAGCGTGCGGGCGATCTCCCCACCCGACTTACCCTCGGCGATCATCCGCTGCATTGCCTCGCGGCTGCGGCTGAGTGCGCCGGCCGGCCCGAGCGGCACCTCGAGCTCGATCGAGCCGCGGGAGGTGAACCGATCCGCGATCTTGAGGGCCGCCTCGCGCCCCACCAGGTCGTGCAGCCAGTTTCCCGGACCAACCTGGGCGGCCGCCGGGAAGCTCGCCCGGTCACCGCCGCGCTCCCGCGCGACGAGCAGCGCGGGTCCGAGCCCCGCCACCTCTGCGATCTCGGCGAGCAGCTTCGGCAGGTAGGAGAAGTCCTCGCTCACCAATGCCTCCGCCAGCTACGCAAGCCTTTCAGTCGGGAGCGGCCGTAACTCACGCTCCCGTGACCGCAGCTCCCTCCGCTCTTGTGGCGGGTCCCCCAGCCATTACGTTGAGTTGGAAGTACTCGACGGGGGGAGGCTTGGTCATGCGAACAGCCGTTTTCGCTGCCGCTGTGTTGGCGACGGTGGGTTACGCTTGGGCGGATGGACCGCAGCCCCGGCCTAAGCCGGAGACTGGCCCCGGGGCCGAGGACGTGTCGCCCTACCCACAGATCACGGCGCTCGAACTCGCGTCGCAGCACCGCCGCTTCAGTGGTCAGTACGTCGTCGTGCACGGCTGCACCTTCTTCGGCGCTGGCACCGACGTCGTCTTCTGCGCGTGGGGCGAGCGGGCAGAGGAGCGGCTGTCGATTCCCGTGAACGCGGGCACGATCGCGCCGGAAATCATGCAGCGCCTGTTGGCGGATTGCACAGACTTCAGACTTCGTGATCGCTGCCAGTTCCCGGTGACCGCCAAGATCGACCGCAACATTTACGGGAGCGTGTTGATGGCCTTCGTCCGGACCTACGTCAGCCCTGAAGAGTTGGAGCGCGCCCGAGAGAGGATGGCGGAGACGCCCGGGCGCGGCTTCGCCGAGGGGTTCGACGGCAGCGAGTTCATCGACAAGGATCTCTGACGCCCTCACGGCCGGTCCTCGTTTGCGGCCGTCGGCCGGCCGAGCTCGGCGACGAGGGTGCGGCGGGTGATGTCCGTCAGCAGCATCTCGAGGCCGATCCGCCGCGGGCTGCGCGCCGGCAGCTTGGCGATCTGGCGCGCCAGCCGGTCGCGCTCGACCTGCAGCACCGCCGCCTCACGGCGCCCCTGCCACCCGAAGAGCGTGTCCGGCGCGGCGGCGCTCATCCCGGCGGCTCCGACACAGCGACCACCTCGAGGCGCAGCCAGCCGGCCTTCAGCTCGGCCGTCGGCACCTCGGCGATGACGGAAAGGCCCGGCACCGTCTCGACGATCGAGCGTCGGTCGCCGTGGTGGCGGTAGGCGAAGCGGCCGGTGAAGCTGCCGTTCGGGGCACGGAAGATCCGCGACGACCGGCAGAGCACGTAACCGGACGCAAGCCGGCGCCGGTGATCCTCGCCGACGACATGAGCGGCGATGCCCTCGATCGTCTCGCGGTGCAGCCGAAGCGCGATCGTGGTGTGACGCGGGCTCATGCGGCCTCTCCCCGGCGCCGGAGCTCACGATTGAGGCGGAATCCCCGCGCCGCGATCAGGCTGTCGATCTCGGTCTCGGTGGCCGTGGCGTGATCGAGTGTCGGCCTCGGCTGGGGCTTCGTCTCGAAGGCCGCGAGCCGCGCCTCCTGCGCCCTCAGGATCGCGAGGCGCACCGCGCGCGAATCGTCCCCGGCCCCCGAGGTCGCCACGGGCCACTCGACGCCCGCTTCGCGCGCGAGCCAGGCCTTCAGCGCCTCGATGACGCGGCGCGCGTCGCCGGCGTCCCGGAGCCAGCGGGTGTGCTCGATCCCGGTCTGGCGCTTCAGGAAGGCGCAGAGCGCGCGGTCGGTGCGATCGCGCACCACGCCGAGGTGGTAGCCGGAAATCCACAGCGCCCGGAGCTTGCCGGCATAGGGCCCGGTGAGGTCCATCGCCCCTTCCACGCCGCTTCGAAGGCTGCTCGAAAGCCCCTGCAGGCGGTCGATCACACGGGCGGCCGCGCCCACGTCTATCGCCTTGGCCGATCGCTCGCCGGTCACCGCCTGCAGCAGGTCGCGGTAGCTGTCGTCGTCGAGCCCGGCCTCGCGGCGGAGGGCGTGGATCTTCTTCAGCTGGTCGGGCGTCGCCATCAGGTCTCTCCGAACAACGGGCCTGGTGTGGGGATGGTGCCGAAGCGGGCGACGTCGGTGTCGCGCGTCAGCCGCAGCTTCGCGTCGTAGGGGATGAAGATGAGCCGGGGCCCGGCTTCCCTCGGGGTGTCGTGGTGCCAGACGAACCAGGCATAGGAGGTCGCTGTCCCGGCGCCCGGGTCCCAGCGGCCCTTCACCATCGAAACCCGGCACATGAAGACCGCGACGTGCGTCGGCGGGTGCTTCTGGAAGAACAGCCAGCGCTCCTCGCTCTCCATCCAGGAGAGCCGCAGCAGCAGCGCGCAGCCGATGCGCGCCTCGGCAATCGCCCGCTCGGCGAAGGCGAGCCCCTTGTTGAACGGCGGGTTCGTGATGATCCAGTCCGGCGCGAGCCGCATCTGCAGGCGATCGAGGCCGCCGCCGACGAAGTCTCCCAAGCCGTCGAGACCGCCATAGTCGTGGATGTCGGTGCACGTCACGTCGATGAAGTATTCGCGCAGCACAGACGACATGTGCCCCTCGCCGGCGGCGGGCTCCCACACGTGCCGCCCCCAGGCTCGACGATCGGCGACGTGAGGAAGCACGTGCTCGAAGAGCGCCCGTGTCGCCCAGGGCGGCGTCGGGAAGAAATCGAGACTGTCCGGCGGCTCGCGCCGGCGCGCCATGACTGCGGTCGGGGCACGGGTCATGGCGAACCCTTCCCGAGCACCGACTTGATCGTCAGCTCGTTGCGCTGCAGCCACTCGAGGGTGCGGATCGCCGCCTCGAGGTGCGCGTTGCAGAGCTTCGCCTCTTGCTCGCTCATCTGGCCGCGGGCGATCGCAGTCGCGTAGGTGAGGTCGCGAGCGGCGCGCTCACGCTTCAGCTCGGCGATCTGCGCGGATAAAGGCGTATAGCTGCCGCTCACGACAGGTCCCCCTCGGCTGGCTTTGACGTGCGCTGCAGCCGCACCACGGTGACCCGGTAGGCGGACGGATCGGTGCGGGCGAACTGCAAAGCGAGCTGGACGAGGGTGTCGCGGTCCATCGCCGCGACCTCCTGGTGCAGCGCGCCACCCTCGCAGGCGGGGCAGAGCGTCGCCTCCGGCCAAGGCTCAGCGCCGATGCGCTCGAAGCCGCGCGGCTGCCGCGTGCCGCAAGACCGGCAGACGCCGGGCGGCGGCATCGACCCCGCCCGGCGGACGTTCAAGCGAGCAATCGCGATGACACCGGCGGTCGCGGCCGCCCCCATAGCGGCGCGGATCTCAGCGTTACCGGCGCCGGCCTCGACGAGTGACTGCGCCGCGGCGATCGCGGCCGGGTCGTGGGTGAGCCCGGTTGCCATCACGCCGGCACCTGTTGGCTGGACCAGCCGCTCTTGCCGGCGAGGCGCAACTGGACGAGCGCGGCGAACCTCTTGGCGGCAGCCAGCGCCTCGACATCGTCTGGCGCTTCCGGAACGCCCGGAACGAGCAGGGTGCGCCCTTCGTAAGCATGACGCGCGTTCACGCTGACGATGTCTCGCAGCCGCCGCGGCGAGCCACAGGCGAGGTCTATGGCGCCCTTCGGCGCTGGGTGCTTCGCAGGGCCGAAGCCAATCGCACCCGTGCGCCAGCACCAAGCGCGCGACGCACGCTGAAGCACGATGCCGCCGAACATGTCGGTGCGACGGCGGCTCACGACGCACCTCCGGCCGCCTGGGGTTCCTGAGCTTCCGTCGGCAGCCAGCTCGCGAGCGCATGACGGGCCGCGACACCGGCGGCGATCAGCCGATCGATGTCGCCAATCGCCGTCCTGGTCGCGACGGCGATCTCCGGAAGGTCCGAGCGCGGCGCGAGCGTCAGGCCGAGCGCCTCGGCCGACTCCTCGAGGCAGCCGTCGCAGATCGCGACGCCCGCCACGGCATTGGCGACGAGCCGACCGACCGCGTCGCGGCCACGGCCGCAGAAGGAGCAGCGGATCTCCATCGCGCCCTCCTCAGACCGTCGCCACGTCAATGGAGATCGCTTCCCACCGCGCCTTCGGGCTCGCCCGGCGGTAGAAGCGCACGTACTCGCGCGAGCCGATGACGCGAATGGCGTCGCCGATCGCCGCCATCGCCGCCTTCCAGGTCGGATCGTCGATCTCCAGCCGGCGCAGCTGGAACAGAGCCGCCCGGTTGATCCGCCCTTCTCGATCGACGTTGAAGGCGTGCTCGACGAGGGCGCGGATTTCCGTCCTCGCACCTTCGGCCCACGCTGTGATGCACTCGTCGACGAGCCCCTTCGCAACCTGCAGCTCGGGCCCGAACGACAGCTGGTCCTGCACCTGCACGACGACGCGCAGGCAGCCGTCGTAGGAGGTGAGCGTCGTGTTGCCCTTCGCGCCACCGCGGCGGCCGCCATACTTCTCGGCGAGCAGGTCGACGAAGGTCGTCACGTCGTCGAAGCAGTGAACGCGGAAGCGGGCGATTTGCGCCGACAGCTTGTCGGCGTGGCCGATGATGTCGCGGACGGTCTGGTCCTCGAGCAGGTGCTCGGGCTTCACGACGGCGAGGGGCACGAGGCGATCGCCGGCATCGCGCATGTAGGGTTTGCCGGCGACCTCAACCGCGCCCGGCGGCAGCTGCTGCACTTCGGTCATGTTGAACCTCCTTCAGGGGCTCGGGGGAGTGCTCGATCTCGTCGATCGCCGCCTCGAGGGCAGCGACGGCGTCCTGGCTCACGCGGATCGCCGCGGTCCTGGCAGAGGCGCTAGCGAAGGGGGCTCGAAGCGCGCGGCGCGCCTCGATGACGTCGCGGGCGAGCGTGAGGGCGTGCTCCCGGCGGTTGTCGCTG